TTTTTAATTGAAAGAATCATTTATTCTCCTTCTTGGAGAAATTGCTTCTCACTCTTAGATTTGACAGGAACTTTCTTTGGTTTCTGCGTTTCTGGAATCAAACGATCCAAAGCAATCTTTAGCATACCATTAAATAATTCAGCGTCTTTAACTTCAAACTTGTCATCGATAAAGAATGCACGAGTAAACGCACGATTAGCAATACCTTTAAATAAGAAGTTATCTTCTACGTCAGCTGAAGCAATGTTACCCTTGACTATTAACTTACCACCTTCGATCTCAATGTCGATTTCGTTTTGACCGAAACCAGCAACTGCCATCTCAATAGTATATGAGTTTTCTCCATTCTTTCGAATGTTGTATGGAGGATAGTTGGGGAAATTTTTAGTAACGTCATTATGCAGTTTTTGCATACGAGCTACTTGATCGTCAAACCCTACAAAGAATTTGTCGAAGTCCTTGAACGCTGGACCAAATGCGATTTTACCGATATTGAAATCAGTCATAGTTTTCTCCTATTAAGCGAGTTAAAGTTTTGCATCCAAAAATTGGCATGCATTGAATCCTTGGATTGTTTCACCAGAGCCAAGTCTGCTGGTTCCCATCCCGAGTGGGACTAATATATTTATATTAGTTAGGCAGTGTTCTTTCCGTTGGCGTATTAGCCATAGAAGTTTGTGCAGCTTCTTGCGCGGCCTTTTGTGCAGCTTCCAATGCTGGGAGCTGAGGTTGAGCTTGTTCGCGAAGTTTACCGATAAGACCTGCTACTTGCTCAAAAGGAGCTTTTGCAAGAGCAGCTAGAACTAGATTAGCTTCATCAAGATTCAATTCAAATTTCAACATATATTCTCCATTACTTAGTTGGTTTTTTGCCAATATTATATTTGGCGGTTAACGTCCAGTCTGGTTTTTCCTTGAAGGATACAACCTTTATCTGCGACAACGATACTCGCTTTTCTGCTTTCGCCGGAAAAACGATCTTCAACAATCCCCAGTCTGATAAGAGACTAGCGATAGTATTTCTACGTTCCATATCTCCAGAAGTAATATTTGCCTCTTTACCATCAAGCGCAAACAACTCTTTAAAATGAACGATAAAGTATCTACCTTGCTTATGCAAAATGTGGCAAGATTGATACAGTGTTTTGTCTTTTCTAGAAGCCACTCCAATTCGAGTAAGCGTTTCACGGACCTTTAAGAAATTATCAGGTTCTGGCAACGTCACTTCGAGCATTGAGTCGGGCGACCAATCGTAGTATATTAATTCTATAGTCATTTTCACAGTCCTTTACAGTTATCATAATCTGCCATGACTATAGTATTTATACGACTAACGACCTCCACTTACATATTTTTCTCTTAGATTTTGCAACTGTGTTTCATTAATAATTTCAGAAGCTTGTATTGCTTTCTGATAAGAGTAATTATACTCTTTCATTATAAGTTTAATATCATCAGAATCTTTTTCGCGCTTGTGCCATTTACTAAATCTTTTACGTTTTGAGATACCTATTCTATAAAAGTCAAACTGCCATTGCTTTGGAATATGAGCAGCAGAATTCATTTCATTTGCATAAAGTATAGTATCTGGAAAGTAAGACAATCCGCGATTAATCATAAACGAATTATATTCTTTTTCACAATGAGGATCTTCACGCAAAAGATCTTTCTTGCTGTCATTAATTGCATTTAAAAAATCAAAAAAAGTCATTTTGATTTCAGCTTTTCAATATCTTCTGGAGAAGCATTAAAGAGTTTCCCTGGAAATTTTTCATTTAAAATGTTTTCAATATTTGCTTTACTCTTACCATGAGCAAGATACTTGTTGTCTTCTTTTGAATATACATATAATTCACCTTGGTCGTCTTCTATTCTAATGTGCATTATACTATTTTCAAATTCAGTTCTCTTACTTTCAAACCATTTATCAGTAAGATACTTTGCATATACTTCACGCATATGCCATCCAATAAAAAAGAATATAATTGCAAGAATAATATCTTCCACGTTTACTTGAATTTCAATTGCGCCATGATCTCCGTAAGAGCTGCCATGGTGTTTATTTCACGATCAGCTACGAACGCAGCCTTATATTGATACTCTGCAAGGATTAAAACTAATTGAGGAATAGATGCTTGCTCTAGATAATCAATCGCTTTATCATAAAGTTTACGGAACAATTCAGTTGATTCAATATCACTATTCTTTGCAACCCACTTACGTGCTTCAGTAAAGTTCTTAGCTTTTAAGTTCTTTATTAATTCTACATACGATTCATCGCTAAGATTTACAAGAATACCCGAATCGATAACGCCACTAACAGAATACCTTTGCAATTCATTTAAGATTCTACGATAGTCTGGAAAATATTTGCTAATAAGTTCTGCAACTACATTTGAGTCAGCTTTAATATTTTCTGTTTGAAGAATACCTTTAACACGCTTAAAGAAGTTACTAGCAATCTTTGCTTTTTCAGGATTATCTATCTTAAATTCAATTACTGCACAGCGTGAGTGCAATGGTTCAATAATACGATTTTTAAAATTACACGTAAAGATGAATCTACAATTATTACTAAACTCTTCAATGAATCCACGAAGAGCTGGTTGAGTTGAATTTGCGTTAAGATAATCTGCTTCATCAAGAATAACGACTTTCTTAGCATCAGTGAGTGATACTGAAGACGCAAAGCCTTTTATCTTGCTACGAAGAACATCGATACCAGATTCTTCTGAACCATTGATGAAAAGATATTCAGCGCCAATCTCGTTACATAGTGCTTTTGCAACTGTAGTTTTACCTACGCCTGCTCCACCACAGAATAAGAAGTTAGGCAATTCACCAGAGTTAATGAACTCCTTGAATGTATTCTTCATCGAGTCTGGTAGAATACACTCATCGATTGTTTGAGGACGATAGCGTTCTACCCATAAAAATGCATTGCTCATTAGAACTCCGAGTCAGATTCAACAGCAACAAAATATGTTAGGTCAGAAGCAGTGTGCTTGAACCGAGAGATTTTCTTCTTTGAGATAGCCACTTCATAATCATTTGGAATCATCTTAAGATTCTCAACTTTTAGATGAGCTTTAAATGTTTCGTCAGTAATACCAAGCGAATGGGTATAAGCATTAGCTGTATCGTTCTTTTTATCAGAAACAATAACGCTTAGTGTAACGCCGTCGCCCATAATAGTAACATCACTTGCCTTAAGAATACCTGCAGTACGTTGAATCATTGCAAGTTGTGATGCATCTAGTGTAAACGATACATCTGCATTTGGAAATTTAATTGTTGCTGGTGGAGCTTTAACAACTCCTTCACCTGCAGCAAAGTATTTAATACGAGAATTTGTATTAGTAGAATCAGAGATCAACGTATACTTTTCTTTAAAGTCAAGATCAGTATTATCGAAAATAGAGGTTACACCTAGGAATTCATGAAGATCATAGATTCCAAAGTCACTTGGGAATGTTTCAGCAATAGTCACTTCTGCCATGACGTTCTTGCCTTCTGAAATTGTCGCCAACTTATTGCCGGCTTTAAGCATTAAACTTCCATTGATCAATGAAAAGTTTTTAATGATGTTTAGTGTTTCTTTAGATAATTGCATTTGTTAGTCCTTTTTCATCTCTTCGTTATTTGAATATACTACATCATGCTCATACAAGAAAAACAAACAACACATTGCATGCGCTAGGTGATGGTATCCACTTTCTGGATCTATTTGCTCATCGCCTTTCCATGCCCACAAATGTCTTTGAAGAGCATCAAAATATCTGCGTTTTGAATCTGGTACTTTTTTCCAATTATCACGTTCATACTTTTGCGCACCAAAGGTAAGAACTTTAACCATTTCTTCAAGAGCAATATGCGGAATCAAACCATATTCAGATTTGTTACCATCGAATTTGCGCCCACCAGTAGTAGCAGTTTGAGATTTTTCAATCGTTTCTCTAGCAGTCGATAATAAATTAATTGTCATATGTTAATTGCCATATAGTAATAAACGAGGGTTATGTCTATTATAACATAACCCTCGTTTAAATTACACTTTAATTAAGCAAATAGACCAAGTGCGTGAGCAGCAGAAATCATCCGCTTAGTTGGTCGGCCGATGGCATACTTAACTGTACGCTCGCCTGTCGTAAGTACTGCTTGGTTTGCGTATACACAAACACCCTTACTCCGCAGTGCATGAACAGCTGCAGTAGGATTCTGCAACCCGAACATGCCGGTGATTTGACGAGGAGTGGCATCTGAGCCACTGTTTAGATACGATTCAAGACGTGCAAGTTTAGTCATTTAAAACTCCATAATGTTAATAAAAATAAGCACAATGAGATCATTCTCACTATACTATTAAGAAAGCAGCTTTTGTTAAGCTGTTTCCATAATGCCATAAGTTTTTAGATCTGTAAAAAATTCTTTATCTTCTTCTTCAACTTTTACAGCAGGTAATACCATTTTAGTTTTAGAAGCTGGTTGAGAATCTTCTACAGAAAGACCAGGCGCGGGAAACTTATAAACACCACGAGCTGATTTGTCGCCTTTTACAAGCCACATTGGGTACCCGATCTTCTCACCACCAGATTCGCGTGCATCGAATAGAATTTTGAAAAGATCTTCAATTTCTGGTCGGGTAATTTCTGAACATGTTTCAAGTTCAGGTTTTAGTTTAATAAATGCGTCAATACAACGCTTTTGAATTTTAGTTAGTTTAGAATAATTCATAAATAAGACCTTTCGGGTTTCACTGTTTCAGAAGATATTATACCATAGCCCAGATTAAATGTACACCATTTAGAATGGAATTTCTTCAACTTGTTCTGGTTCAACTGGTTGAATGGGAGTATCTGTTATAACATCTGGATTAGACACTTTTTCGAAAAGATTCAAGAATGCATTTCGAGTGATGTCATCAAATCGATTAATACACAATTCAACGGCTTTCTTTTTATCTTTAAACATAGAAAACGTACGAACAATATGCACTAATCTGCGTGTGGTAATAGTTTCATCCACTCCGCCATCTGCAAAAGTCCTACGGATTGCGTCTGCCCACTTAGTAAGTGTTTCAGCAAATTGCTCGTCTACGCAATTCAAGGACCTCATTAGATTCATAACGATCTTATTTTCAACTGAAGCACTAGGATAGTCTTGGTTGAAAGTGATCGCAAAACGTTCTAGGAACGCTTCATTTAAAACGTTGGTGCCTATATAGCGACCATCATCACTGCCTTTGCCTTTAGTATTAGCAGTAGCAAAAACTGTGAATCCTGGAGCTGGGTAGATAAGTTCATTCTTCAACTTGAAGTAATAGGGCTTTCCTTCAAGGATTGGTTGCAAGCAAAGTAAAGTATTTGCTGAACCTGCATCGATTTCATCGAGAAGAATTGGTATGCCATTTCGCATGGCGATAAGAATTGGTCCTTCGATAATTTCAACATTACCATCGACAAGAGTTTTAGATCCAATCAATTGATCTTCATCTGTCATCATATTCAAATTTACACGAATAAGAGGACGCCTATTTTTAGCACAAGCTTGTTCTACTGTTGTAGATTTACCGTTTCCAGTAGGACCACTAATATAAGCAGGATAAAATTGTCGTGATTTGATAACAACTTCTATGTCTTTGTAGTTTCCATATGCAACGTAGTTTGCGTCTATTTTTGGAATAAGACTTGTAACATCTTGCATATTAATTTGTTCCTGAGCAACTTCTTCTTGTGCTGGCATGAGGTTTTTACCTGGAAGAAGATAAAGACCACGAGAAGCTCTGTTTTGCATAAGCCAAATTGGCCATTTTACTTCGCCTAGCTTTTTCATTGTATGAGCAATTTGCTTGCGACTTACGCATCCAGATGATGATGCATCTGGAAATTCACTCATAATAGTATCTAAAAATTGTGTGCGGGTGTTCATAATATAGTCTTCATATTAAGTTGATCAATTATTTCTGTTTGTATAACTATTATACCATAGAGATGATTTATTGTACAGGCTTTTTGAATTAAATTCTAATTTTATGCCACAACTCCTATGAAACTATTTAAGACAACCCTAGACGTTTTGCGTGATGTGAACATTTTAGTGAGTTGTTTTGATATTTGAATTGCAGACATATCGCTCTTAACACCATCTAGATCTTCATCTACAATTTTATTAGTAGAGAGAATAAGATAAGTTTCATCGCGTCCTGGAACTTCTTTTAATACTACGCCTTTTTCTTTACGCAATTTAGATTGTATATTGGTGCATAACTGATATCGTTCAGAGCTAGATTGGAACTTATCACTTTCGATATTAAACCGTATAAATCTTTCAATAGATCTATAACCATAATTAGTTATATTAAAAGCTGTAACACGCAATCTATATCGATCTTTAATTAACTTTAACAGTGAAGCAGTTTGTTGTGCGCCATCATCAGTAAATTTATATTCTTTGCGAGTTACTTTATCACGAATAAACGTTTTAGCGTTTATTTTGATCATTACGCCTTTTTCTAAAATATTAATATGACCAGATTTAATCCCATAAGAATCTTGTTTAGCGTGATCATAGTGATGTAGACCGTTACTCTCACCATCTGTCAAAATCACGAGATTCATTTTCTCAACATCATTGATTTTAATAAACTTCCCAATATAGTCAACCATATAAATTAGACTATGATTTAATGGAGTGCCGTTAAGTCCAAATGTATTGTTACGCCCACGCATCCAAGGCTTATCAAGCATGAATTCACACATTTTATTAAATTCTCGTGAATTCATTTTATGGCTAAACAATTCTAACAGAGAAAAACTATCGCTGTTGTCTAATCCTTTATCATTTATCTTGTGAACGTCAGATTTAGCGCGAACATAGGTATCGCTAAATGCTAAGACTTGATATGGAATATTAACTTTATGGCAGAACATTGCAAGATTCACAACTTGCTCTACAGTTTCATCCATGTAATTTGACATAGAGCCAGACCAATCTAATAGAAACACCATTCCATGTTTCTTACCTTCTTCTACTCTAGAGATCTGCTTAAACAAATCGTCCTTAAGTTTATATGCAAATAATTTACGAGTATCAAGTTGTCCTATTTTAGAAATTTTAGTACGCTTCCAAGCTGTAGCTGATTTGCGCATTTCAAATTCTTTTACTAGATAGTTGACAATGTTATTGCTTTCTATTTTAAACTTAGACGCTTGCTGCTTAATACGTTTTTCCCAATATAAACTTCCTTCTTCTAGATTTTTATGAGAAGCCAACTCGACTTCTTCCATATATTGAAAACGCATTTCTACGAGTATTTTCTTATAAGAAATAAGAGGATCTTCGCCTTGTGCTTCAAATTGCGCATCTAGATAATATGTACGAGAATCACGATCTTGATATTTGTCAAGAGCTTTTTCAAAATTATCTATAGTTTCTGGTTGTATATCTACGTCAAAGTCATATTCTTCGTCTTGCTTATCTACATCGTCTTGCTCATCTACATCGTCATAATCTATATCACCTTCATCTTCAGAATTTTCAAAGTCATCTTTTGATGAGACGTATACTTTCTTTTGTCGACGTTCATCTTCATCTTCTGACATGTCTTGTAGACAATAATTATAAATTTCTTCTGCAAGAAGAACGACATCTTTTTCAGTTACGCACTTGTTAACTTTTTCAAGCATTACAGATTCTTGTTGAGAAAAATTAACTCCGCACGAATAACCAGCTTTATAATATAAGTTAATTCGATCAATGAATAACAAAGAAGCAAGATTTCTTTCTTTAACTCCAAAGAAATCTCGATCGTTGAGTTGTGTATAACCAGAATTAAACGATTTACGAGAACCTGGATAACGATCTTTCATTTTCTTTTCAATACGTACATCTTCAATGATATTGGCATAGCCACGAAGATGGCGTTTCTCTGTATAGACTATACTATAACCTTCTTCAGAAGTGAAAAGAGCATGACCGACTTCATGAAGAATAAGCATTTCTTCGATTTCAGGCGTCAAATCTTTCCACGTTGGAAGAGTTAATACACGATTTTTAATGTCAAAAGAAGCTGTAGAAACGTTACTACGTAGTACCGTAACGTTTTCAGTAGCTAGCAATTTAGCTAGCAAATCTTGAGTGTTTGAGGCGATATTTGTCGTATTCATGATATAATTATATATCAATTACGATTTATTGTACACCGTTATTTAGACGTTTTAGACTATAGATGAGAAGTCATTCTTCTTTTCAAACTTCACCACAGAATGGAACTTATCAAACAATTGATCGCCCTTATGCGATATTACGAATACGTTAGATTTGTCGCCTATTGCATTCATGATAGATAAGAAATAATCGGTGCCAGAGTTATCTAGAGAAGAATCAAATATCTCATCAAGAATAAGAAGATTAGTATTCACTGAATTCTTCATTTTTGCGATTTGACGCCATGTGAATAATATTGCAAGATCGATACGCATCTTTTCGCCTTCTGAAAAAGAAGCATACGTGAATTCATCACGAAAACGTGATTTGATGACTTCGTTAAAAGATTCATCTAATTCAAAGTGCACATAAAAATCCATTGCTGTCAAATAACCATTTATAAACTTATTCATAAATGGGAGATACTCTTTAATAATTGCAGTTTTAATTCCACTGTCTTTTAATAAAATAGAAGATATATCATGAATTTGTTTTTCTTGATAAAGCCTATTCTTATCGTCAATTAATATTAGAGCTTCATCTGCAATCTGTTTAAGCTTATTCTTTTCTTCATCAATATTGTTTGTATCACCATTAGCATTCTCAATATCTTTTAACAGTTTAATATTTTGTTTTGTTAATAGAGTATTCGCTGACACTAAACTATTACACTGTGCGCTAAGAGTTAGAATATTTTTTGAAGATTCATTAAACTTGTTTTGACGCTCAAGCAATTGGGCATAAGCGTCTTCAATTACGCTCATACTTGATTGTATCTCTATTACATCTTGATTAAGACGAGTAATAATATCAGTCTTATGTTCATGAGGAATGTTTTGAGAGCATGAAGGACATACTTCGTTTTCATTAAAGAAAGTTAAATTCTTTTCAGTCTGTTCTTTAGTATGAGCAAATGTTGTTTTAGATTTTATAACTGATGTTATAGAGTGTTTAAGATCACTTTCATCTTCAGAAGACGCAAGTATAGAATTTATTTTATTACTAAAGGCTAAACGCGATTTCTCATTCGTTGTAAGTTCCTCTTCATTATCCGCAATTTGTTTACGGATCTGATCCACCTGTTGTTTTTTAGAACTAACCAATGACCCAATGAGTTTTTTCTGTATCTCAACATTCGATTTGGCAGTTTTAATTTGATTGTCAATCGTGTTGAGCTGATCTTTGTTTTCATTCACTCTTTCCTTTAAAATTTGATTCATTGTAGAAAAGATGCTAATATCTAAAATGTCTTCAATAACTTCTCGACGTTGCCATGCCGGAAGTTGCATAAACGGAACGAATGATGCTGAACCTAGAATAACTACTTGTGTAAATGTTTTGTAGTTAAGTCGTAAGATTTGTTGTTCTAATACGTTTTGGTAATCCTTAGAAGCAGCGTCTTGATTTATCTTATTTCCATTTAACCAAATTTCAAATATGTTAGGCTTTAATCCACGAATAATTTTGTATTCATTAGTACCAATATCAAACTCAATTTCTACTACGCAATTCTTGCCATTAATTGAATTAACAAGCTGAGGTTTATTGATGTTACGAAAAGGTTTACTAAAGAGAGCAAAAGTCAAAGCGTCAAGCATAGTTGATTTGCCTTCGCCATTTCTTCCTATGACTAAAGTGCTTTGAGATTTGTTTAGAACAATTTTATTTTCTGCATTGCCAGTTGACAAAAAATTACGCCAACTCAATGTTTTGAATACGATCATATTACATCCCGATTAATAGCTTCAGTGTATAAGCTTTTCATGAAAGTTTTAACTTTTTCTTTATCTACTTCTGTTTCAAGAGAATCGATATAATTAGATAATACACTTGAAGTATCTTCTAAATTAATATTCTCATCAACTTCACCTTCAGTGAATTCGGAGAAGTCTTCAATTATTTTAACTTCAAGAGGATTGTGTTGATACACACTGTTTATAAACTTGTCAAATTTATAAAGATTAGTTTTATTAATAACAACAATCTTAACGTACTTATCTTTAAAATTAGCGAAGATTGGATCTTCTGAGTTTATCGTATCGTCATATTCATATCGTTCAAACAAACTATATGTGTTTTGAATGAATTCTAATTTACGTGTCTCAAGATCAAATATATGAAATCCACGAGGATCATTATAGTCCTGCCAAGTTAATTCATAAGGATTCCCAAGATAATAAATATGGCCGTCGTCAGACCGATGATGGTAATGTCCTGAAAATACCATATCAAATTTACTAAACGAATCTTTAGATAATCCATCATGTGATTCAATTCCTCTATACATTGCAAAACCAGAAATTTCAAGGTGACCCATACAAATATCAGCTTTAGTTGTTTTTATTTCATTCATTGAATCTGTAGATGTTTCTGCGCAAATCCATGGGAGAAAGCAGATTGGAATTCCATGTACGTCTATAGTTTCAGGTCGTGTTATAATAACTATATTGATATATTCTGCAAGAGTTAATTCTGGACTATTAACTTCATTTGTATTCTTATAATAAGTATCATGGTTACCCGCAATCATAGTAATAAAGATATCATTACTATATGCTACATCAAAAAACATTCGCTTAGCGCGGGCAAGAGTATTAAAATTAATAAATTTCCTACGATCAAAAGTATCACCAAGAATCAGAATATGTTTAATACCACTATCTTTTAGTTTTGGGAAAAATATATTTGTGTAAAATTGCTCATAATAATCTAAACATTGTGCGCTATCATTCCTTGCGCCAAAATGTTGATCTGTAATAATCGCTACTTTCATTGTTTCTTTATCTTTCTTATTTCAAGAAGATCTGCATAACCATATACTTTAAAAAGATATTCTAAAAATCGATCTATTTCTTTTTCATTACTATCAGGCAATCTACAATAAACATCTGCTGCAGTAGCAACTCTATCTAACCAATCGCGATCAATCATCTTTATGTTCTCTTGGCTCTTCTGAAAGAGGTACGTCAAGAAATTTTTCAAGTGACTGATCTTCTTTAATTTTTTCTTTCTTTTTCTTTTCTTTATTTTTCACAAAAGAATCGTCGAAAGTTCCATAAGATTGCATGAATGTAGTGTATTCATTCTTAAACTGTGCATCATCGTCATGATCTTGTATTTCAAATGTATCAAAGGCTGAGTCGTGAATAAGCTTACCTTTAATATAAGACTGTTTCTTTTCTTTAGCTATCCTTCGTAAGAAGGCAAAATAAATGACTTGAGTAAAATAAGAGAATGGATTCGAAGATTTTTTAGGATCAAAACTGTTCATGCATTGCATACAGTTTTCAATACCATCTGAAACCATGTCATCGCGATATGAGTAGTTTATAAAGTTATGTTTATAAGATAATCTAGTTGCAATTTTTAAAATGCATTCGCCTAAGTACTCTGGAATTCTAGGGTCACTTTCTCCAATAGCACGAGAGTCTTGTATTTTTGTTTTATACTGCTTAATCGATTCGAGCATTTCAGCGTTGTTTACATAATGTGTGACCATAGGATCTCCATACAAATACTAATTATATTATAATATAGAATAAAAGTACAATATTTGTGCTATACTTTTGATTGACGTTTTTTATTTTACACCTTCGAGGTTTTAGTGTATAATGTATCTTGGTGTTTATATATTAATGAATCTTTATTCCATTAGACTTTATGAATTCTTGAAACTTTTCAAGTTCTTCATTATCTGGTTCTTCATAAGCTTCATCTACTTCAGACTTATTTGAAAGAAAAGCAAATACTAGCTTCTTATAGTATCTGATAGTACTGGGAGTTAGATCTTTGCAATATACTACATCTTTATTATTGAAAGTGAAGCGATGATCATCACTGAATTTACAATACAGTTTACTTACAACATGTTCTTGTAGTTCGCCTTTATTCCATTGTGGGATACTTCTGACTTCAATGGGATTTAGCACAGATATTCCGTCTACAGCATCGTTCAATAATTCTCCGAGCAATTCTTCGCCGGTGCAGAGTTTTAATACTACATAGTCACTCAATAGGAACCTCTATTATTTTAAATTTAAATTGTTCCTCAGAATAGATCTTGAGGCGTTCTGCAAAATGGCCTAACGTATGATTCTTCCAAGATTTTCTTTGGAAGTCATCTGCAATATCGTATAAGTTGCAATGTGATTTACCTTCTTTTAAACGTAAACCTCGACCAATCGATTGAAGATTACGTATTTTTGATTTAGAAGGAGAAGCGAATATTACGTTTTCTATCGATGGTATATTTATGCCGGTAGAAAATACTCCAAAAGATGCTATACAAATTGCATCAGTTTCATCTTCCATCAATTTACGAGAAGCTTCACGAGCTTCTGTATCAGTACCACCAAAGATAAAGAACACTTTTCGATTATCGGATGTTTTATCCTTTATCATTTCATATAGTACTTTGCCATGTTTTTCTACGTACTGAAAAAGTACTAATGTGTTACCTTCGCATTTTAAAGCAAGGTTTCGTATGAATTTATTTCTCTTATCATGCTTAACTATATAGTCCATCTCTTCTTGATAAGAAGCTTTGTTGACTATTTGACGTGTGATATCGTCATATTTTAATAATAGCGCAGTAATTTTAAGTTGAGCAACTCTACCACTATCCATTAATTGTTTAGTAGTTATAACCTTATGTACTGGTCCAAACACTCCTTCTAAAACAAGCTTATGTACTTTCTTATTGTCCAGTGTTCCTGTAGTTCCTATTCTATAATTACATACAGAAAGTTTTTCCATGATAGATGTTAATGATTTAGCTTTAAAGTTATGAGCTTCATCTCCAAATATTACATTAAACTGTTTGAACCAAAGAGCAGGTTGATGCACTATAGATTGCCATGTAGTAATTAACACGTCAGTTTGAAATTCTTTTGGAAATCCTGAATACAATTTTTGGCAATAACGATCTACTTTCCAAGAATTCTCCGAAGAGTAATCTTCAAAGTCAGAATAGAGTTGTTCTACAAGAGAAGTAGTTGGTACAACAACAATACATTTTCTTCCATGCTCGAGATGCCATCTCATCGATGAATAGATGATCAGCGATTTACCAGAAGATGTAGGAGATAATAGAAGACAGCGTTTCTGTTCTAACGCATGATGAATAGCTTCAATCTGATAATCGTATATTTCAATTGGTTTTCCTCGGCCATATAGATTTAGCCAAATCAAGAATTCCTTTAATTGATTAACATCAATAGTATCAATTGATACGACATCGTTAATATATTTGACATCATAGTCATTACGTTCTGCAAATTCTAAAAGATATTTAAGAAGACCAACATATAAAGTTTTGCGATGGAGATCATACAACCGTATAATACCATCCCAAATTTTTGCACGATATTGAGGTGAGAATCGTGCTCCTGGCATTTCAAATGAAAAGAAAGAAGATATTTCCTGTAAAATACCTTGATCATCAGATGTAACTCTGATGTGTACGTCGTTTATCTTTTCAATATTAATAATCATTATGAACCTGCTACAAATTGTTTCCATTGTATAGCGTTACGAATTTGCCAATCACGAGCTTTAATCTGATTGAGTATAGACTCTAATCCTTCAACCATATTTTTTATATATTGGCGTTTAATAGTAATTTTATTTAAATCAGAATCACCTTCAAGAAATTCTTCCATCTCATTCTTAAGTGGTTTAACGCCCTGCCATTGATCCCATTTCAATTCTTCAAGTTCGACCTTTGCCATCTCGCCGCGATAATAACGAAATTTTCTAGTGCGTAAAAGGTTATACTCCATTTCAAGAGCAGACAACTTCATCTTATGCTGGATAAGATGGCGTAAATATTTTGAATGAAGGTTTGGTGTTTTAACTGATTCGCGATCTAAGCGATCATCGTCGATCTTACAATCAGCATCCCACAAATCGTGCAGCTCGTCAAATGTCATAATATATCTCCTATGAAATCTATTATACCATAGATTTACAAGATTGTACAATAATAATTAGATAAATTTGTAGTAAGTATATCTAAAAGTTGCCGATCCAATTAGATATTGGACGTCTTGGTTAGTTGAAGTAAAGGTGATACTTTCAAGACTTTCTGGAACACAATCAGCAAATTGAATAACTTGGATTGGTACGTTATTGTTTCCTAAAATAACTAATGTAGCATCTGAATATGATTTAGCAACTTCGTCTGCTCCAAGCAGTGCTGCACCTTCTATTGCTGCTGTGTATTGACTGTTGTTTTCTGGAAAACCCAATCCAACAATCCAATCGTGAATTGCTCTATAGTTCTCCATTTTTTCGTCTATAAGAAATTGTACTCTTAAAGTGTCAAAATCAATTTGATCACCTGCTAAAGGAATCTTTGAAAAAGGATTTAGCTGAGTAGCTTCGGGTAATGATATAGAAGGTAAAGATACTTCTTGGCAGAAGTAACTTAATTCGGGCAAACGTCGAAGTGAAAACATATATCCATTAGGTGATAACGGATTTAAGTTTGCTGGAAGCGGGCAAGAAAGAGTTCGTATTGTCATATTATATTTATTTATAAGGAAAAAAGGGAGGCCGAAGCCTCCCTTTAAAACAACCCTAAGGTTGAATGTACCCTCTATTACATGAGGTTTGTTACAGCTACTTTTCTGTAATAGATATTAGCGCCAGAAGAAAGACTAGTGAATGGGTTTGCAACCATTCCATAACGTGTCTTAAAGCCAATCTTTGGTTGGAATGTTGCAGGATCAATTGCACGTACTTTCTCTAATGGAACGTATGGGCAATAGAATAAACCAGCATCATATGCGCTAGAACCTTTGTAACCAACAACGAAGAACTGTGTTGCGTTGGCTGCATTAGCATTTGCTGAATATGGATCAACATACACTTTATACTTACCGTTTAGAACACCAGCAAAAGTTGTGCTAGATTCATCAACGTTTAAGTTATTAGCAAGAGCAGGAGCATAATCAAGAATGCCAGCCATTGCTAAAGCAGAAGCAACATCGCTTGAACAAACGATAAAGTTACCGCGTCCACGACGAGTTGTTTGAGCAATCGCATTAGCTTCACGCTCGATTTGGAACATTAAACCCTTAAACTTCTCAACAGACCAGCGGCCGTTAGAATCAACGTCAAGGTCAAAAGTACCAGCAGCTGCTGTACCTGCTTGAGCACCAACTTTGGCAGAAGCATAAACTGTACGAACAACTTCTCTGTTGATTTCATTTAAGATTTCGCTAGAAAGAATGTTGCTTAATTCGTTTTCAGCGTCAAGACCATGAACTGCTTTTAAGTCTTGTGCTAATTCAACAGTGTATTCTGCACGTAGAGCTCGTGTTTTTGCAGTAACAGTTGTCTTCTCGATTGAGAAAGCCATTTGACCAAAAGCAACTGAATCGCCTAGGTTTTCTGAGTTTGCTGTAGTGATACCAGTACCAGTTGTGTAAGTGCCATCAACTGGATTAGCACCAGCATGTGTACCTGTACCAGCGAAGTCTGTATCGGCTTCGTTGAATAAAGCCTCAGTACCGGCTTGTGTGGAGTACTTGCTCTTCATTGCGAAGATTAAGCCCGTAGGTTGTGTCATTGGTTGAACACCGCAGATGTCATAAGCGATCAACTGTGGAGCTGACCGGCGTACCATTGCGATCAATACTGGATCGTAACCTGCCATGTTTGCATTTGAACCAGCGGCGCCAAGAGAAACACCGTCACCGCCAATGTTAGCGATTTCGTTAAGTGCTTGTGCGCTTTGCTTCATTGCATTTTCTTGGTTCTCAAGAAGTTGTGCAGTTACTTGACGACGATAGTCATCTTTAAAAGCTGGAGCATTTGTAGACTCTAGAATAGGAGCCCACTTTTTAATTAATTCAGGACGTGTAGTCATTTTATTTTTCCTTTGTGGATGTGTATTGTTACTTAAGTGCTTTTAGATAACCGGCCATAACTGGATCAACAGTCTTGACTTCTTCATCTAATTGCACAGGTTCATCAGATACTGGAGATTTAATATCTACAATAGCTTTCTTACCAAAATAATTTTCTTTAATAGTTTGAAGTTTTGTCTTGAAAGAATTAGTATCTTCAAATGCAAGTTCTTCGGCTAAGCCTTTAAACTTTTCTGCATCTGTATCTGCTAAGTCTGCACAAAATTCTCCAATCGAAGAAACACGCTTCATCTCGTTAATCTGCTTTGTTAGTTCAACATTAGACGCGAGTAGTTCATCAAGCTTAGAGTTTGACGTCTCAACTTGTTCTTCTAACTCACTAACTAAGTCATACTTTTCTGCAGGTACTTCGATATAGTGTTCTGTGAAAAGAGTCTTCATGCCAGCAATAAAGCTTTCCATGATGTCTGTCTTCATACCATTGTCAAGGGCAAGTTCATTATCTATCATCCACTGCTCAACTATATAGTTGAGATATCCATCAACTTTGTCAACGAGACCCTCTTTGATTTCTTCTACTTGCTCTGCAAGTTCGAACTCAAACTTTTCCTCTATCTTAGCAACTTCCGTTTTAAGACGAGTGACTATTGCTGCTTCAAAAATCGTAGCAGCTTTAGTTTTAAATTCTTCTGTAAGATCTTCACCATTGACGAGTGCTGCGACATCTGCTGAAACGTCAATTGTAATTTCTTCTTTAACTTGTTCTGTAACTACTTCATCGGTAGTTACTTCCTCAGCAACTACTTCATCGGTAGTCACATCTTCTGTTTGTGTTTCTTCTGCTTTTAACTTCTTTGATTCTGAAAGAAGTTCAGCAATCTTTTGTTCGATCGACATCTTTTATCTCCTATAACTGGATGAGTTCTTAATTATTTATATATTTGTTTATTTCAGATTTGTTAGAAAATTCTGAAAAGCTTTAATAGAAGTTTCGTTTAGTTTCTTTGAAGGAGTTCTTCGAATTAACTTCTGCGTCTCCTCTATATGTCTTTGCTCAAATTTTCCATCAATAAAAACCCATTCCACAGATTCCATAATGCCTCTTACGAATGCATCTGGTGCTGAAGGGTCTGCGACGATGTCCGCTGCCGTTGACAACATAAAATCGTCTTGAACAACCTGAATTCCCTCTTTATTCATTTGGAGAGAACCTAGCGCTCTGCTTGAAACACCTAAATTTGCTCCGCCGTCTAAAAGACCTCTAGCAATTTTACCCATAGGTGTTTCTAAAATCTTTGCTTTACCAACATAATTCGTTCCTTCTTTACGAAGATCTACGATAAGATGTGATACGCGATCTAAATTAATATGTGGTGTATCAGGATGTCCCAATTCACCATAAGCGCGATTCTGCGTAACCAATGCTTCCATATAGCGACCTACTTCTTTATCCATAACTTTTTCTGGATAAAGACGGCCGTTACGATTTTGCAATTCTGATTGAAGAAAAATTCCTTCAATAAAATATTCTTTACCTTTGCCGAGTTTATTTTCTACGACTAAAGATGTTGTTTCGTTTATTTCTCTAATTAATCTCATATTAGCTTCCTACTGCTGATTCGTTATCATAAGATCCAAATTGAGCAGTCTCAATCATAGAAGCAAACCCAGCAACTTTACGAAGAACTAAATAGATGTGAGCTTCTGCACCTGAAATAGTTACAACGATATTTGCGTTATTCTGAATATTCTCTCTAAATCCTTCACCTTCGAAACTAAGTTTGATTGAATTTTCTGGAGCAAATGCAAGAATAGGAACACTATTTCTAACTACAGTAATACCTGAACCTAGAAGTCCAGTAACTATACAATCTATAATATCTACTCTAACAGTAGATCCATTTAACTCTTGTTTAGCATTTAGTAAATCAGCACTAATATCTATAGTTGCTGAAGCAGCAGTTCCACTAATCTTTACTACTGCTTCTTGATGAGTGTTTTTTAAGATAGTTTTTGTAACAGCCATTAGGTAACCTCTTTAATTATTCGCATGAAATTTTGCTTTGATTCACGCATGTATTCTACTATCTGATATTTATCTTCAAGTAACGTATTTAAAAGATTTTGTGTCTCTTCATTAATCACTACAGAATTTCCATCATTCAATTTATGTTCTATCTTTCCTGCGAAAGAAGAATTTTTTTGTTTAATTTCAATTAAAACTGGATCAATTGTAAATAAGTTAGAAGAAGCAAGTTCTAAATATGATTCGATTATAGTATCTGTAACTTTTACTGTTGTATGATATTTATTAATTAAATTTGCTATTTTTTCTTCTGGAATAATACTGCCGATATCTTCTAATATTGTGCTTGCACTAATGCAACGTTTTGCATGTCCTCTTGCTTCTTCTAAGTCTTTAACTTCTACGTCAATTAGTTCTCCGTCAATACTTATTTGCAAATCTTCATTAACAGTAACACGAGCCCCCTGATAGATAAAACTATCAATGATACCCGATTTTTCGGATAACTTAGTTTTAAGTTGAGCTAATGTGATCATCGACTTCTTGTTCTATCGATTCTTCTTTTGGAACAAACATACTATTTGCAGTTTGGACTCTAAAAGAATCTAACGCTGTAGAAATTTTATTAGCCATTACAGTATTAAATGTATTCTCTATTGCGATACTATCGCCAGAGATAAGTGAATCAACTAAAGCATATGTAGACATTATGTATTTCCCTTTTGTTGTGGTGCATCAGCAGCGAGTTCATTCTGAATTTCGCCTATTTGTTTAACTTTATCAACGGCCAAATCATTTTGAACATCGCCTTGTGTTTTCATTTTCAACAACTCTTCAGCATGCTGTTGCTGAGTGTATTCTTTGTTTTCAGTAGTTATTTCTTCAATCTGTTCATCATCTAAACGTAAGATATGTTTCTTAACATATGTTGGAGAATAATACTTACCAACGAATGGATCAATCATCTGAAGAATATTTAATCGGCCTTGCATTAATTCGGCTTCTTTAAGTTCCGCATAATGATTATCACGTATAAAGTCAAACCTAATAGCTTTACGTATTTGTTCCCAATCTTCAAATGTACATATGCCTTTAATAACTAATTGTATTTTTAAAGCATCAAGGAAAAGACTAGAAAACTTTTTACGTATACGAGCTACAAATTTAGTAAACTTAATTTCATCACGAGTTATTTCAGAAGAGCGACCTAGGTTGAAACCATCAGTCTTTTGTAATCGACTGGCTGGAACATTTAATGATTGATATAGCTTATTCTGAAAATACTCAATGTCTTCGATTTGTCCTAGTGTTTGTCCACCTGGAAGCGTGGTTATCTCCGTGCCTTTACCACCTTCACGACGTGGCATCCAAAAGTCTTCCATCATCGACATATGTTTACGATCATCACGAACTTCACCAGTTGTAGCATCATAAACAATCTTGTTGCGGAACTTATTCATTATGTCATTAACATATTGTTCCGCTTTAACTTTAGGTAGATTACCTACATCTACATAAAAAATTCTGCGTTCTGGCGCTCTGCTAATCCGATAGATAACTAACGCATCTTCCATCATCTTCAATTGATTTACAATCTTAATTGACTTATGAAGATATGATAACATCATACCAGAATTCTGATCTATATTGCCAGAAGGAATATATAAAACAGAATCTAAAGGTAATTTAATACCTTGTGTTGCAGCTTCTGTAATACCCTTATCATTATACAAATAATACTCTTCAATCGATTTTACTATTTCTACGCCAGAAGGAGTTTTCTCTTTAGTGACGTTTTTAATCTTACGAATCTTACGTGGATCTATTTGCCTTAGTTCGGCAATTCCGCTTTTAGGATTCTTATCATCAATTAAAATATGATAATATAATCTGCCATCTACATACCATGTACGAAAAATATCATGGCTTTTGTTTTCAAACTTTAATAAATCTAATATATTAGAAAATTCTTCAGTGATTTTAGTTTTAATAGATGCTGAAACTTTAACATCATCTAATTGAATACGAATAGGTGGCCCATCTTCATCAGCTACAATAGCTTCATTAACGATATCTTCAATGGCACCATCAGTATCTGGATATAACGCAATTTCGCGATATCTACGAATCAAATCATTTTCTGTTTTAATAACAGTGTCAAGATTCATCACTTGCGCATAATAACCAGCAGCAGTATTTAACACAGTTGAACCATCATCAGACGATGGAGCAACCACAGATAAATTCTGTTGCTGGGGCTTGCGCTTTATTTCAAAACCAAATACATTCATTATAAAATTATCTTTTCATTATACTGGGAAAGATCCAACTGGTGTATTAATAGTAGCATTAACACCAAAGGAGCTACCCTGAGTTGAAGTGCCAGATATCCAATAATTATATTGAAATGTGACATTAAACGTTTCAATTGCGTTTCCTTGATCAAAGCCTAACTGAATATCGCCTATCTCAGATGGGAATGAATCTATAAACTTATACGATTTAACAGTAGCACCGTTACGATCTAACTGATGAACTTGAAGATCTGCTTGATAATTTAATGGATTCGTAATACCGGTTGTAGAACCATTGTTCTGAATACCATTAGACCATTGCTCTAACGCATTACGAATATTAAAATTCGTATCGTTATAAACTGCAATAGTCCAAGGCTGGAACGTACGTTCACCGGCAAAGTTCACTGGGCGTCCTCTGTACAAAACAGAGATAGGCTCTATTGTAGAAGACGGAAGTTGTGCAGCGTTACACAAGAATTGTGCCTGTAATCCAGCAACCACTCCAAGTGTTACAAATGATGGAAAAGATAATTCAACTCTAAACTGATTGGCGCGTGCACCGCCACCAGTAAGTTGTGCCTTAAAATCTGAAATATTTGCCATGTAAATGACTCCTTTGTTCTTATTTATTCACCTGGAGAGAAATCCTCTCCAGATTTTATATTAACCACCAATTTCATCGAAGCTTACTGAAGAGCGAGCTGCTACGAAATTTAGAGTGATGAAGTTGATAGAACGATTTGGTTTAATGAATAAACTTGCAACGAATTCATTTCGATCAATAACTTCACCGGTGTTATTAGTTGCATCACACTTAACGCGGAAGTCAACAATACCACGTCTTCCTTGAACATTCCGTAAGAATGGTTCAACTAAGTTTCGGAATTGAGCTTGAGTAAAATCGTCATTGAATTCAAACAGTTGATACTTTGCAGCAATCGCGATCGCCTTCTCAATAACAATGAATAAACGCCGTACGTTAATACGATCGAATGCACTTGGTTTAGAAGTAAATGTTTTATCGCCAAACAAGATAGTACCTTGACCTGGGAATGTAACAATAGGATTAACACCTTCTTTATAAAGATTATCGCGTTCTGTTTGACCTGGATTAAAACCAAGTTTAACAACATTTTTAATCTGGCCGCGAGTAAATCCGCCTGGAGAGAACCAAGGATCTGCTGTGTAATCTGTGCGCGCACATAAACCAGCCATATCACCATTTAAAGGAATCCAACGATACATATCGTTATAACGATCATACTGATACTTGGCGCCCGAATCAAGAACTGCATATGAACTGTTTGTCATATTAGCTTTGAAAGTCTTAATAGCAGTAACTCCATCATCACCAGATGCAATAATTGGCGTGCCATCTACATTTCGTGGAGATATAAACACAACACAATCACGTCGTGCTTCAGCTAAATCGCCAATTAATTTATTAGCAGTAGAAATACTTACATCGCCTGAGGCAACTAGTGAAATATCATACAAATCTGTATTAAGGAATTGCATATACGCAGCTTCAACGTTACCAGCAGTTGCTCCAAAATCATCAATGCCACCAGCTAGCGTGATAGTTAATGCAGCAGCATTTAGATCTCGTAAGTTTGAACCTGCAACTATAGTGTTTACGTCACGTGTCCAGTCTAAGTTTTGTGGATCGTTAACTTGAACAGAAGATGGAGTATTTAGAACCCAAAGATACTTAGAAATAGAATTAATAGCATCGCGGAAATAAAGATTAGTGCCATCACTGCGTACAACACTCTTTAACTTTGAAAGATACGAGTATTTTTCTAATACGCTGTTAGGAGTTCCAGACCATGTTCCAGTAGAACTATCAAGAACTAATACATGGAGTTCATCGTTTGTAATTGATTTTAAAGCAGCTTGTGCAGAACTACCAGGAGCGCCAGCAAAAGAATTTGTAATTAATTTAGCAGTAGTGTTGCTAGAATTAGCTGATGCCCAAGTCCAAACAGCATTATCAATTAGGATAACTTGAATACCATTACCTAAAGCACCTGGATATCTTGCAGCAAACATACCATAAACAGATTGCTGATAATCGCGGAAGCTAGAAAGATAATGTTCAGAATTTCTAATCTTAACACCAGAATTTGCAGAAAGAACTGCTACGATTGTAGTAGGTAATACGACAGCTCCAACACTTCCCTGATTAGCTGCTGTTATCGTAACTGTAGGAGCAACTGTATAACCAGAACCACCGTTAGTAATTCTAATTTTTGAAATTGCTGATGTTGCTATAACAGCAGTAGCTATGGCATTAACACCGCCAGAAGGTGCGTTTGTAATTGTAACTGTAGGAGCAACTGTATAACCAGAACCTTCTTGACCAGAAACTAAAGCAATTGATACCACAGCACCGCTACTAATAGTAGCAACAGCTACGGCTCTTACGCCACCTTCAACATCTGGTGCACTAATTGTAACTGTAGGAGCAACTAAATACCCAGAACCACCAGTACCAACTGTGAAACTTGTTACAGCACCACCAGCAAGAATGACTGTTCCAGTTGCTGTAACACCACCAGCAGTTTGAGGTGCACTAAATGCAACGGTTGTTGCATGTCCTGGTTTAAAGCCAGAACCTGCAGTTGCGAATGTAACGTCTAAAACTTCGCCTCCAGCAGATGAAACTGCATTTCGAAGACCTGTTGTATCAACACGATTAACAATTAAGTTATTTGTATATGATAAAAAGTTAGCAGCCGTGAAAAAAGACTTAAAGTTTGAATCGTTAGGCTTACCAAAACGAGCTACAAGAACATCTTCCGAAGTAACTGTAGTTGGTTCAGATACGGGACCCCACGAAAACACACCGGCGCAGGCACCAGCGGAAGTAGAAACTGCAGGGATAATAGATGAGAAATCTTTCTCGATTACTGTTACGCCTGGAGAGAGAGCAAAAGGCATTGTGGTTCTCCTTGAGAGTTTATATTATATGGTAAACAAATCAGCTTGTCTACTCTATTTATTATTTGAGTTATTTGAGAAGTTCCAAGCCTTCTCGCACATCTGTGTGTTGTCCATCATAGAAACCAAAAGGAGTTAATTCCTGTTCAATCATTTTCATTTGGTTTTCGTAAATCACCTGTCTAATATTTATATAATTCATTTCTTCTTGTATGGCCCACGTTTAGAACCAGTTCTAGATCAAACTCTTTTACCCATATGGTTTGAATATTATCACCATGCTTCTTTATATGACGCTTCCATAGTACACCAGATCCATTATATGCATACGGATCTTTCTTTGAAGTTTTTCCAAAATACATCATGCCAGTTTCAACATGACGTTTAATGTAAAGATGCGTTGTCATTTTAATAATTCTAAACCCTTGTGATTTTCTAAACTTTGCCCATCATCATAGAAACCAAAAGGAGTTAATTCTTGCTCAATCATTTTCATTTGGTTTTCGTAAATCACCTGTCTAATATTGATGTTGCTGAGTTCTTTAAAGTATGAATTGGTAGTTGCCCAAGAGAATAGAATGAGTGGCATAATTAAATCATCATGATACCCTTCATCTGCTTCATATGAATTCTTAACTTGAATGAAAGTAGATATTTCAGAAATAATATCAGCATCTGGAATTAAAAGCTTTTTCTCTTCAACTAAAGTTTTAAAGTTAGAACATCCAATTCTTTTCACACGTTTATCTGTTACTACGCCAAACTGAGTACGACCACCGCCAAAACCACCCGAGATTACTTGGCCATCTCCAGATCTATTGACGAATACCATATTTTCATACTCATATTCATTATAAAGAATGTCTGCAACTTGCTCAGACGAATTTATTTCGATTAAAACATATGCTTTATTGTATTCTGTTGCAATTTTATATATTACAGATGGATATAACAGTGGACTAATCTTGTTGTCTCTATATTTAGCAACAACTCGATACGGCATTTCTGTCATATCAACTACTACAAAAGCTGAATAATCTCCTCCAATACCCTTTGCAGTATCTGCAATTAAACAATAAGATCGTCCTGGAGTATCTATATTTTCAATTACTGGTTTATCATATATGTCGAGGCCGTCTTTATGATAAACGATATCACCAGGAGACATTTGAGAAATTGTATTAGACGAAATAAGCGTAAAGCTAGAACCTAGAAACTTACATAATACTTCTTGGTTAAACTTAAGATCACCGAGGAGTCTGTGTTGATTATCAGCCCATGCTTTATCTCTTCCTGGAATTTCAGAATAAGGAATGAATAGAGGAATGAATCCATTTCTTCCATGCTCAGCGTCATTCCAAAATTTCCAGAAATGGTTATATCCTAAAGGAGTAGAACTTAACAAAATCTTTGTATCAGAACCAGATGAAATTGTTGGGTAAACTGATGCAAAGAAAGCTTCGGCAATACTATTTGGAATAATTGACGTTTCATCAATATACAACATATTGACTGTTTTACCACGAATACCAGAAGTTGTAGTAGCAGACGTAAACACCTTTGATCTATTTTCTAATTCTACGTCACCTTTATTCCAAGTCACAACACCTTGTTGCATCCACTTTGGAAGTAATTCATACATGATTTGATAACGATCTAATACTTCTCGAGCTGCAGAAGCTTTATGTGCTAAAATAGCAACTGTTTTTGCTTCTTGAAATAATGTATACCAAAGAATGTACGCAGCAGATGTAGTAGTCTTACCTTGCTGTCGTCCTTCCATAAGGATAACCATACGGTTCCTATGGATGATATTGATCTTATTGACTTGGCATGGATATAATTTAAATGGTTGTAAGCCATCATCGAGTGTAACGATTTGACAATAGTTATTTATGAAGTATATAGGATCTTCTGCGCATTTAACATATTCTTCAAGTTGTTCTTGAGTGAATGATATTGATTGCCCTGCTGCTTTCAGGTTTGAATTAGAATTATAAAATTTTAGTTCATTACTCATTAGATATTCTCAGTCCAATTATCTGTTATAACACCAGTAGTAGGATTACCTTCTGCGTCATGATTTGCGTATATTGCAGTATCAGTTATATTATTAACATCAATAAGAGTATTAGTTATAATCTTACCATTAACAACTGGTCCATAGAAATTAGCTTTTAACGTAAAATTCATTGTATATGTTACAAATCTACGTTGATTAAAGTCTCCATCATAATCGTCTTGAATACTTACACCTTGAAGAATAATAGGAATGTCTATAATAATATTACTCTCTGGCACACCCTTTAAACTTATAGTGTACTCTGGCGTAAAAACTGGAAATATTTGTTCTACGATTTGAAGAGCGTCTTCTTGTGTTTTAGTTAAACAATAAAGCGATATGTCAATATTATATGGAACAGGTGAATATGTCTTTGTCATATTACTATCACCATCGCCGCATGTTACAAAACCCATCCTATTCATTTTACGACCAGCATCATAATTCATTCCTGTAATCTCAAATGATAAACGAGGAAGAGTAGTATATGTGTGATTATCTAGATTAGGATCTTGTTCTATTCTAACGAGCCATTTTTCTTTAGGCGCATATGCTATCGGGACAGCAATAGTTTGTATTGTTTCGTCATCCATTTTCCTATTGATGCGAATGTCACTAAATAGACTACCGAATGCAACGATAATCTTTCGCGTAATTCCATGATAGAAAATATTATTGTTTAACATAATTAGCTAAGAGAACCACAGATTACACCACCTGCATTAAATACTTTAACTACTGCTGTGCCAGAAACTGCAGCTAATGTTACCGATGTCACACTTGCTGCGCCACTTCTACTCATGTTTACACCAGCAAAAGAAGCGGCAGTTATAGAAGCAGCAATATTAATAGTTTTAGCTGCAGCATTAGTATTTCTTAGATAAAGCGTAATATTCCTACCATCAGTTAAGTTAGCAATATTAATAGTTCGTGCTGTTGCACTAGCACTCTGAATATATGAATAGAACGCCAGTGTATTAGCAGTGAGTGTAACATCTGCATCAACAACAGATGTTGCGCTATTGGTAACTAAATCTACGTATGCTCCACTGAATATTAATGGCTTATTAGTTAAATCGTTATAGCTTCCACCAAACAATACGGGTTTATCGGTAAGCTCACTATAAGAAATATTTTCAAATAATAGTGTAGTTCCTGTTGTCTTAAGTACTTTTCCAGCTTTTCCAGTCTGAGAAGGAATCTGTATGTCTGCATTTGAAAGAGCATATAACTCTGTAAAATTGCTATTTGCTTTTACAAAAGCAGCGCGTAACGTATCCCCAGTTCGAGTATTTACTGATGTTCCTACATTTATAGTTAGTTTTGCCATATTATGCTCTATCTGTTGTTACATTATCTGCATCAGTGTGTATACTTCCACTGTCGACAGTATATGTGGTTAAGGGTACATTACCAAATGGGTTAGACGAATTGAATATTACCTCGCCAGCTTGATTCTTAAACTCATTGTTATCACCAAAAGATTGAACGATATCAACGTCTGTTTGCTTAGTTGTGTCAGTAGTTTTAAGACTTTCAAATACATCAATCTCTTCAATACCTGTTTCAATTCTTTCAGATGCGTATTGAAACAATTCTACTTGAAGACGATAAACATAAAGCTTTTTGAGTTGGTAAAATGGATCTTGATGTTCTACAAATTTAATTTCAAACAAACCATTTGTTAATGGAAAATATAATAGATCACCTTCACATGGCCGATTGGGAAGAATTGTAGAATTATGTTTTCCAACTACACGTTCCCAAGTTCTACGAGCAACAGTAAGAGTTGCCGATTGCTCCATCATCAATCCAAATTTTTGAACAAATGCGCCTTGACCTTCAAATCCAGAAACTGATTCTAAATACATATCAATAGGATATGCATTTTCAAATTTGGAAAGTCTGTCTTCGCCAAGTATTTCGTCTTTATTAATTAAAGTTCTTGGTACATAGTAAAATTGTTGACCCCATATAGAAATAGACTCAATGATCAAATCTTCGATAAGATATTGTTCATTTTTGGTTCCGTGCGAAAAATATACGTTTGGCATATTAATTTCAGCCAAGCATAAATTCAAGAGGTGCGGATTTACTCATGATGTCGTTTTCGAGTTCTTTTATTTCATCGTTGGCTTCGCTATAAAGTCTATCGCCATCGATAGTAACTCCACCAGGAAGTTGCATACCTTGGAATTTCTTTAAGTTTGTCGCCCATTGCTTCTTGATAAGTGCAGTGCAATAATGTTTGAGCCACACTTCATTGTACATTCTAGTAACAACGCTAGGATCAAGTGCACGATAACATTCTACTAAAACATAAGATCCAGCTGGAATATTTTGAACCCAATCTTCGTCTATGTAAAGTCTATTAGTAAGTCTATTAAATCTATAGAGTGGATGACCATTTAAAGTTTGATCGAGCAAAGCAAGATGTGACATTACTTGAGTATAGTAAATTATAGAAGTAGATGTCAAATCATATAAATCGTTTAATCGAAGTTGATATTGTAAATCAAATATTGATTTAGATGTGCCGGTGCCAGCTGCAATTGGAAATACTCGAGTAACACCATAAATCAAATCAGTTAAAGGAATTGATTTTTGCGTTACATCATCAGATGTAACTAAGTACTTTAAGTATATTTTTTCGATACCGTCATGATGATATAGCCGATAGTATTCGATTGCTTCATCGATACGATCTTCTACTTGCTGATCATCCACGTTAATCTCGACAACAGGCTCGCCGAGTGCTCTCAGGCAATAATCTATTAAAGTTTGTCGTGAATTGACAGCCATACTATTCTCCTAATTTATTTATAAGTGTTT